GCGCAACACCCAGCTGTGGATCGAGGAGCCGCTCACCACCTACAAATATGACCCGAACACCGGCGCGCCGGATGGCGCCTGGCAGCGGGTCGAGTCGCGTTACACCACGGTGAAGTTCGTGCGGGATCTGGGCAACTGGTATCGGCACAACTACGCCTCGGTGTCGCTCATGAACGACGGCACGCGCATTCCGCAAGGCAAACGCGCCATCACGCCGCGCATTCTGCAAGCGTCGATCATCGCCTGGATGCGCGGGACGCAATTCGGTTGGACCGCCGAGCCGACGTCGGAAACCCTCGAGAAAATGGTGAGGGTCGAGCGCACCAACACGTTCAATAACTGCGACCCCAACCGGGTCAACGTCATGATTGACTTGGATCTGGTGAATCAGTTGGCCCGCATCGCAACCTCGATTGATGTGGCGCCGGAATTCTCCTGCATCCCGCCGGTGTAAGCGGGGCGCGCGCAGCGTAAGGGAAACATGAGGGGCGGCCATGGCAATCTGCATCAAATGCAAAGGCGTGCTGAATTTCACCGTGCAAGGCCGCTCCATTCGCCTGCAATCGGACGGTGACGTCACCGTCATCGTGACCAATCAACGGCGCACCGAAGCATACGACGGCGAATGGACGCTCGAGGATCGCAACCCGGTCATCGAGGCCACCGTCGTGGTGCCGGTCGATATGTATGTGCGCTATTTCCAAGAGATCTGTAACGTGCCGCTCGTGCTCGAGCTTTGCGACGGGCGCACATTCTCGACCGAGCATGCATCGAATATCGCCGAGGATGCTTACGACGCAAAAAAGAACATCCAAAAACTGACGCTCATCACCGACGAAATCATCGAGCTCCTGCCGGTCGCCGCCTAATGAACAAGGGGGCTAAATGCCGAAGGAATACGCGCGCCTGGAATTGTTGCAGGAGGTGACCACCGCGGCCGGCGGGAAATCTAAAGAGATTGTTTTTTATCGGCCGGCGGCCAAGGACTTGTTCGCCAATTTCGAGGCGGGCAGCACCGCCAAACGCATCGAGCAATTCGTTTCCGCCACCGTGCGCGCCGTCAATGGCGGCACCGAGCCGGTCGAGTTCAAAGCCTCCGAATTGTCGTCGGGTGACGTCATGGAGGTGGTCGACGTTCTCATGTCGCTCAACCGGGACGCCGACAAAATCGAGCTCCCAGAAGATTCGGGCGACGGCATTAACGCGCCGATCATCTACACCCTGCAACACCCGATCAGACTATCGGCTGCCGAGGACGCCGATGTCATTCACCAGATTCAATTCGAGGCGCGGCGGCTCGGCGAGCTCACCGAGTTTCTCGACGCCGCCGGCGAGGCTGGTGAGTTCAAGGTGTTCATGCGGTTATTCGGCACGCTCCTGGGCACCAGGCTCCCCATGACCGACGCCATCATCGGCGCACTCGATTTTTCCGACTACTACACCATAAGGAAAAAAATCATGGGAAAGTTGGTAGCGTCGCGCGAGAGGTGGAGGAGAACATCCACGTCATAGCGTTCAATCACCGTTGGCCGCCGGGGTCGTGGGATCACATGACCATCAAACGCGCGGTGCGAATGGTGAGTGTGCTCAACAAGCGGAGAGCGGAGCCGTCGGGCATTGATGATTAGGGGCTGAAATCCATGCCATGCCGAGCCGAGCCGTGCAACGCCTCACCACGCAACGCCAAGCCCGGCAGCGCCGTGCCTTACCGTGCCACACCTCGCAGCGCCACGCTGCCATAGGATGGTGACGCATGGCCGACGTTAATTCAACGGCAAGACTGACGGTCGAGGTTGTTGGCGAGGACAAGATCCGCCGCCTCCTCGCGCAGCTGAAAGCGCTTGGCGGGGCCAGCGGCGCGAAAAAACTGGGCCTCGGCGCCGGCGGCATGGCCGCCCAGATCGCCGCCACCAAGGGCGCCGTAAAATCCTCGCTTGCTCCTGTTGTCGCCGCCCAGGCCGTCACCGGCCGCCTGGTCGGGCAAATGCAGGCGGCGCAAGTCACCACCGCCAAGATCGTAAAGCCACTCGCCCAGCAACAAGCCACGCTCGCCAAGACCGTGGCGCCGCTGGTCGCCGGCCAGGTGGCGATGGCCAAGGTGGCCAAGGCGCTGCCGGCCGCGGCCTCGGCAAAACCAAGCGCCGCCGACATTGCCCAGGGCATGGCCATCGCCCAGGCGGCGGTCGCGAGAGTAAAGGCGCGCAAAAAAGAGGTTTACCCGGAGCAAAAGCCGCCCCCCACCGGTGTCACCCCCAAGCTCCTAAGCCGGATGGCGGCTCACGGCACCGTTCGCGACCGCGTTGACGAGGCCATGGCGCGCTACCGCACCCCGCCGGCGGCGGGCGTTCCATTCAACAAAAAGGAACTGGCGCAGCGCGGCGGGACGCCGGCGGCGACAAAAAAGAAGGCCGCAGGCCTCGCGGAGGAGGCCGTCGAGGGTGCCGTCGAGGGCGCCGGCCTGGGCCTGGCCGGTCGCCTCGGTGTGCGCGCCATAGGCGGCGTGGCGGCTGGTCTTGGTGTGCTGGCAACCGCTGCCACCGGCGCGGTGACCACGTTCCTATCGGTCAAACACACATTCGACGCCGCCAATAAGACCGCCGACAAATTCGTTGACAACATGAGCGACGCCAAGCGCGCCGGCCTCACGGTTGACGAGCTCCAACAACGCCGCAGCGTCGGCACGGCGGTGTTCGGCAAAGGGTATGAGGGCCTCGAGGATCGGTTCGGCAAAATGTTCGGGCCGAACAAACAAAAGAAAGGCCTATTCGGAGAGAAACAGATTTTCCAACGCCTGGGCCTCGATACCAAAAGCCTCGAGAAAATGGCCAAGGCCGGCGAAAAATTCAGCCCATTGGCGGTGGCTGAAAAGCTCGCAGAAAAGCGCGAAAACCTCGAGGCCAAGCTCGCCAGCGCAAAATCGCCGAAGGCCAAGGCCGCCGCCCAGGCCCTCCTCGACCGCTTTTGGAAAGATGTTTCTCTCCTGGGCCCGGGCTATGAGCGCGCCGCTGGATTCGACAAAGCGTCCATTGAGAGAATGCGCGCCGACCAGGCCAAGGTCGCCGCGGCGTTTCCTCCCGCTGCATCGGAGGCGCAACAAAAAGCCAACGCCGAGCGCAACCTGGCAGCGCGCACGCAAACGTCAGCGATTGCCAGCCAAGTCGAGAGCAACATCGGCATCCGCGCCATGCCGGCGGTGACCCAGGCGCTCGAGGCGTTCAACGCGCAGCTGCTAAAGCTGGCGCCAGGCGCCAGCACGCTTGCCGGCGAGTTGGGGCGGTTAACATTCCAGGGCCTCGCGCAGGCCATTTCCGGCGTCAACGTCGACGGGCTCAAAACCAAGCTCGAGGGCCTCGGCAAATCGCTCGAGGGCATGACGTTCGACCAGGCCACCGCCGCGCTAAAGGCCAACATCGGCGAGGCCGTCAGGAGCGCCTTGGACAACGCCTTCAAGGAGGGCGCGGCGGATCTCGGTATGGACAGCGATTTCGTCAAGTCGGCGCAGGAGAATTGGAAACGCATGATGAAGGCCATGTTTGGCGACAAGTCGGCGTGGGATGCAATGTTCGGCGACCCGGACAAACAAAAAACCATGGCAGACGAAAGGCGGGAGGCCGAAGAAAGGGACGCGGAAGAAAGAAGGCGAACGAATGCAGAGAATGCCAAGGACGCGGAGCAAACAAGCCGAACGGTGAAACAGAATTTCGACGATGCGTTCGCGCCGTTCGTGCGCATGACGCCGGCGCCGATCTCGACGCAACCACCGGGCAATGTGCGGGTCGACACCTCCGGCCGACCGATTGGCGGCGGCGCTCCTCCTCCTGGCCAGCAACCTGGCGGCGCGCCTGGCGCCCAGGTCATGCCGTCGCCGGATCTGCAAACCGCGGCGCAGACCGCAGGCAACGCATTCAATCAAGCGGTAGAGGGCGGCATGTCGAGCGCCGGCAACACCGGCGGCCAGGCATTCAGCACGGCAGCGACGTCGGGATTGAGCACGGCCGGGACCGCGGCGGGCGGCGCGTTCAATTCGGCGGTGAACGCCTCGAGCATCGGCGCCGCCATCGGCGCGGCCGCAGCTGCCAAGATCAGCGCCGCCACCGTCACCGTCAACGTGCCAGGCGCCGGTGGTGGCGGCGGTGGCAAACCATCCACGGGCACCGATAGCCCCACCGGCGGG